TGTATAAGAGACAGCCGTACGTGGCATCCGTCGCGCGCGTGGCCCGCTGGATCGTCAGCGGCACGCGCAGGTCCCCGGCGTTGATCGTGAGGTCCGCCGGGCTCAATAGTGCCCCCACCTGAGCCGCCAGGTCAGCGTCTCGATCGCCATCGGCATCGGGCTCACGATGTTCCCGACGTTCACCGGGTCACGCCGGTCGTACAGGTGCGACACCCACAGCAGCACGAGCTGCTTCGCCGCGGCCGGCATCGTCCCGACCGTCCACCCGGCCACGTACTGCACCGTCACCGCGTTCGGCTGGCAGCGGGCGGACGGCCAGCTCGTGCCGTACACCGGGACCACCCGGCCGGGCTCGCTGTACGCGTCCACCTGGTACGCCGCGCCCGAGAGCGTCTGAGAGTCGCCGGCCGTGTCGACGTAGGCGATCGACGACACCGACGCCAGCGGCGGCCGCGGCAGGCGGATAGCGTTGTCGGGGCCGGACGGGAACCGGTCCAGCGACAGGCGCAGCGTCTGCGTGAACAGCGCCCGCGCCGTGTCGTTCTCGACCTGCTCGCGGGCCGACTGGATGAGCTGCTCGATCAGCACGTTCTCCTCGTCGTGGCTGACGCGCAGGTGCTCCTTGGCCTCGACCAGCGACACCGGCTCGGACGCCGGGGCCGTGACCACGGTGAGTGCGTAGTTCGGGGGGAGCATGGGGAAAAGCGCCGCGCCGGACGTTTCCGCCGGCGCGGCGGGAGTGATCCTGGTTGTCGTGTGGATCAGACGATCTGGGTCGACTGCGGGAGGGAGCGGGCGTTGCCCAGCACCCAGACGCCGGCGAGGAAGATGTTGCCGGAGTTGTTCGCCGGGGTGATCGTCACCCGGACGTAACGCTTCGTGCCCTTGTAGCCGATCTTCCCGACCTTGTCGTCCGAGCCGAAGAGCGGCGCGGCACCCGCCTCGGTGCCGAGCAGGTCGGCGTCGGCGACGGCCGAGCCGCTGAAGTTGGTGTCGCTCTCCTCGACGAGCACGGTGAACGTGACGTCGGCGTCGGCGATCGAGCCGGCGATCCAGACGAACTCGACCGCGTCGAAGCCGGCCCGGTCGATCACCTGCGACACGAACGCCGTGTCGTTGGTCACGGCGGCCGCGGGCGAGATCCCGCGGCTGAACTTGAGGTTGTTGCGAAGGTCAAGCATGGACGATTCTCCTGTTGGAAGGCCGCCGCCGGGCGGCGTTGGTGGCCGGCGACGCCAGGGCCGCCGTGCGCGGGCTGCCGTGTTCCGGGTCGACGGCCGGCTCGGCCTGCCGGTCGACGATCAGCCGCCGCGCTTCCGCCTCGGGAAGCTCGACGACGTCGCCGACGTACTGCAGGCCGGCCGGGCTGACCCGCTCGGTCAGCATCCGCACGCGTAGGGTGGCGCCGATGGTCACCGTGGTTTCCTCTGTTGTGGGTTAAGGGGAGGGGGATCCGGCCTGCAGCATGTGATTGATCGGCGCCGTGCCGGCCGAGAGCAGGTTGCCGTCTTCGCGGACGAACGCGATGAAGCCGTCCTGGTCGGTGTCGCGGTAGCGTTCCTCGAGCCGGTACAGCCGGATCGCGCCGACCGACCGGATCTTGTACTTGCTGAGCTGGCCGAACAGCATGGTCTTCGTCGCCGTCGCCGGGGCGCCGGTCGTCAGGCCGACCATGTCGTTGTTGATGGTGTAGGGGTAGCCGAACAGCCGGTCGGGGTAGTCGGCCGCCATGCCGCCCACGAAGTTCGGCGTCCAGATGTACTCGTTGTTCGCCGACTTCAGCTTGCGGATGTACGACAGGATCCCGTCGCTCATCATGAACCCGACGCCCGGCTGGTTCCGGTAGGCGATGTCCACGCTGAACGTCAGGTCGCTGATCTCGTCGGCCGTGATCGCCGCGGCGCCGGCGGTGGTCTTGCCGAGCGTCGAGGCCGTCACGATGCCGTTCGGCTGGCCGGCGGCGTTGCCGGTCGTGAACCGGGTGTTCGTGATGCGGCCCAGACGCTCGCCGAGCATCTGTCCGATCACCGTCGCCAGGTCGAACGCCGAGTCCTGCAGCAGCTCGAACGGCACGAGGATGGGCTTGCTGCTGAACTTGTAGGCGTTCCAGGTGACCTTCCCGAACGCCGGGTCGGTGCTGCTGCCGATCGACGTGTTCTCGCCGAGCTGGGCGCCGGTGTTGGTCGTGTCGTCGGCGGTCGGCCAGGTCATCGGCTCGCCGCTGGCCGTGCGGATCGTCTCGGCCACCTGCCGCACGCCGCCGAAGTAGAGCATGTTCAGCTCGATCTGGCGGACGAGCGTCTCGGGGGCGACGGTGTAACCGCCGGTCGGGCCCGCGACGTGCGAGAGGTCGCGCAGCTCCCGCCGCCCGCCCGAGCGCACGTGCTCCTGGATCTGCCGGTACTGGTGGCTCGGCACCAGCGGAATGTCGACGAACCCGCGGGCAGGGTTAAATCGGAGAATCTTGCACGCCTCCTCGTGCCGGACTTCCAGCTCCATGCCGAGCTGGAACCGGGCCCACGCTTGGAAGGCCGTGGCGCGGGTCTCCTCGGTCACCGGCACCGGCGCCCGACGGTCGTCCTTCCGGCCCTCCTCGGCGGCGCGCGAGTCGTAATCCTCGCGGCCGGGGGTGGGCTTGCCGGCGGCGCCGGCCGGGGGCGCGTCGATCGCCGAGGTCGCCGCGTCGACTTCGGCCGCCCGTTTGGCGATCTCGATCTGGCGCAGGAGGGCGTTGTAGTCGGCGTTCGCCTTCTCCCACTGCGGCTTCTCCTCGGGGGTGAAGTCGCGCTTCTCGTTGTTCGCCTTGTCCGCCATCTGGCGGATCACCTTGGCCAGTTCGGCCAGCTTCTCGCGAAGCTCTTTCAGGGTCATGGCAGTGTGCCTTTCTTTTTGAGTTTGGGGGAACGGGGGAAACTCCGCGCGCGCGGGTCAGTCGATCGACTCGGCGATCGCCATGACCTCGGCGCTCCGGGCGGCGTACTGGGCCAACCGCCCGGTGATCTGGTTGTTCTGCTGTTGCCGCTCGAACCGGAAGGCGTCGAGCGACTTCCGGGCGTCGGCCGCGTCGTCGCGGCTGCGCACGCCGGCCGTCGTCGCCTCGTAGGCCGGGAACGTCACCGGGCCGACGTCGTAGAGCTGCACGCTGCGGATCTCGCGGATCCACGTCGTGCGGCCCTCCTTGGTCTCCTCGATCCAGCTCGCCTCCAGGGGGATGAAGCTGAACGAAGAGCCGGTGACGTCCTTCCGGCGGACGTGCTCGGAGACGTCCTTGGCGACGGTCGTGTTGCCCGGGTCGATGTCGTAGGTGAGGCCCTTGGCGTCGATGCCGAGCCGCATCGTCCCGGCCGACGTCCGGCCGAGCACCTGGTTGGCGTCGTGGTTAAAGAGACCGCGGACGTCCTGCCGCTCGGACAGGGCCTTGTCGAACGCCCCGGGCATGATCCGCTCGACCATGTCGTCGTAGAGTCGGTACTCGGTGCCGGGCGTGCCGTCGTAGAAGACCGCGGCGTACCCGCTCAGCCCCTCGGGCTGGCCCTCGGCGCGCGCGGTCAGGCGGACGCCGGCGACGGCGTTGGCGGTGAATCGTCGTTCCATTGTGGTTCAGGCTCCGTTACAGGCGGCGTCGCAGACGGCGGCGGCAACCCGCCGCTCCAGCTCGTCGTGTGCGACGGGGATGTCCGGCTCCACGAGCAACGCGAAGGCGTCGCACAGCTCGCCCGCCAGGGCGGCGGGTTCGACCTGCCGGCCGGTGGTGGCGGCGACCGCGGCCAGCGCCGGCGCCAGCGCGCGGGCGATCACGTCCAGGTGCTCGGCCCGCATCTCGCCGGCCAGCCACGCCGGCCGATCCTTCGCCCGCTGCCAGCCGGTCAAGAGACGCCGGGCCATCCGGGCGGCCGCGTCGTGCAGCACGTTCCGCACGGCCCCCGCCACGTCGCCGGCGTCATCCCCCGCCGGCTTCGGCGTCGCCGGGTCGGGTTGGGCGGGCTCGTTATTCGCCCCGCCGGCGTCGCCCATGTTCAGCGGCTCCAGGATCACGTCGCCGCCGTCGACGGGGTTCATGTTCTCGCGGCCGCGCACCTCGTTCTGGGTCATCCACGGCCGGCCGCCCAGGGCGGTGCGGTAGTAGTTGGCCCGGGCCGTCAGGTCCGCCCGGGCCAACGCCTGCCGGAGGAACTCCACCGCGTGCGTGTCCTCGCGCTTCTCGCGCTCGGTCAGCAGCTTGCGCTCGAGCTCCCGCTCCCACTTGACCAGCCACGGGTCGATCGCGTCGTCCAGGAACGACTGGTTTTCCTGCTCCAGCGACGCGAACGACGTCCGCGCCGTGTCGCCCAGCTTGTGCGGCGGGATGCCCAGCCAGTTGGCGACCTCGCGGATCTGGAACTGCCGGGTGCCGATCAACTGCGCGTCCTCGGCGTTGTGCCCGAACGCGCTCAGCTTCATCCCCTCCTCCAGCACCGCCGCCCGGTGGGCCTTGCTCAGGCCTGCGTGCATGGCGTTCCAGGAGTTGCGGAGGTTCGCCGCGGCCTTCTCCGACACCTTCGCCGGGTGTTCGATCACCACGCTCGGCTCGGCGCCGTTGCTGAAGTAGCGGGCCCCGAACTCCTCGGCCGCCATGCCCAGCCCGAGCGAGTGCCGGGCCTTCTTCCAGAGCGGGTAGCCGGTCAGCCCGTCGAACCCCAGGCCCTTGATGTGCAGCACGTCCGCGGCCGGCAGCTTCCGCTGCTCGCCGGCGACGCCGGTCACGTACCAGAGCACGCCGTTGACCCGCACCGGGTAGCTCGTCTCGGGCAATAGCGGGATCAGCTCGAGCGGGCGCCCGCCGGCGTCGCGGACGACGTACGCCAGGCCGTTGCCGTGGTTCAGCGCGTGCGCCGTCAGCGTCTGCAGGAACGTGTCGGCGGTCATCTCCGCGTTCGGCTCGCGGCGGAGCAGGTAGTACGCCGGGTGCCCCGGGTCGCGCGACTTGCCCTCGCCCTCCCGGCGGTAGACGAACAGCGGCAGCTTCCCGACCGTCCCGCTGATCAGGCTCACCCCGCGCCAATAGGGGCTGAACGTCAGCGCCGTCTCGGCGTTGACGTGGTTCCCCGAGTGCGTCGGCCCCTCGCCCATGCCGACGAACGTCTCCCACGCCTCCGGGTCGTTCAGGTTGAACCGCGGGTTCTCCGGCGTCGCGCGAGCCTCGGGCTTCGCCTGCCGCCGCCGGGTTGTTCGTCGCTTGGTGGTTTTCACAGGACGATCATGCCTCGGTCTTCGTACACGCTCGCCGATTCGATCGGCGACGCCAGCAGCCGCGCCAGCGCCGTGATCACCGCCGCGATCGGGTCGATCTTGTCCGCCGACTTCCGCTTGCTCGGGATGATCGGCACCTTGTCCAGGTACTCGTCGACCCGCGCGCCCTCGGGGATCCGGCCGTCGTAGTGCACGGCCAGGTTCCCCGCGCACCACCGGAGCACCGGGTGCCCGCCGTGCAGCAGCCGGCCGGCCTTCACCAGCCGGATCAGTTCCTTGGTGGGCCCGGAGAGGTTGCCGCGCGTCTGCGGCACGCGCGTCACCGCCTGCCCGGCCGCCATCAGCTCCTGCTCGATCTTCGCCCCGCCCCACGGGTCGGTGCCGATGTCGCGCACGTCGTACAGCGCCCGGAGCGACAGGATGCGGTCGCGGATCGCCGCGTAGTCGATCTGGTCGCCGTCGGTCACCTCGACCAGGCCCTGCCGCTGCCAGAGGTCGTACGGGATCCGCTGCCGCGAGCGGCTCTCGACCTTGGCCGCCGGGCACCAGACCCACGGCAGCACCGCGACCCGCTCGGCCTCCAGCGGGAACAGCAGCACGAAGGCCGAGAGGTCCTCCGTGCTCGAGAGGTCCAGCCCGCCGATGCACGGCCGGCCGCGGAGCGACTCGGCGTCCAGCCGCTCGGCGCCGCACGCGTCCCACCGGTCCATCGGGATCACCCGCACGTCCTGGCTGGTCCGCATGTTGAAGTGCAGGCGCTTCACCGCGTTCTCGTAGGCCGGCGTCTCGCTCGCCTTCTGCACCTGCCGGCGGAGCGACTCGCGGCTGACCGAGACGTCCAGGTTCGGGTTCGCCTTCGGCCAGGCCTCCTCGTCGCGCCAGTCGTCGGCGTCGGCCAGGTCGTAGATCACCGGCAGGAACGTCGGGTCGTAGCCCGGCCGGGCGGGGTCGCCGCCGTTGTCGCGGACCCGCCGGGCGGCCTCGTCGACCTCGTTGCAGATGCTCACGCGGTCGAAATCCCGCGTGGTGATCATCACCATCAGCGGCTGCGCCCGGACGCGCTTGCTCATCGCCGTCTCGAACACGTCGATCAGGTCGCGGCTCTCCTGGACGTGCAGCTCGTCGACCACCGTGATGTGCGGGATGCCGCCGTGCTGCCCCGCCGCGTCGGCCGGGATGACCTTCAGGAAGCTCAGCGGGTCGTCGCGCAGCACGATCGACCGGTGGGCGTCGCCGCCGTAGATCGTCACCCGCGACAGCAGGTCGTCGTCCTGCTCGACCATGCCTCGCGCGTTGCGGAACAGGAAGCCCGCCTGCTCGCGCTGGCCGGCCGCCAGGAAGCACTGCGCCCCGGGCTCGCCGTCCTCGAAGAACCCGTGGAGCGCGATCCCCGAGGCCAGCGGCGTCTTGCCGTTGCCGCGCGGCACCTCCAGGAAGCACCGCCGGTACCGCCGCACCACCCGGCCGGCGTCGTCCCGGCGCTTCCAGCCGAAGAGGTTCCCGACGATCGCCGCCTGCCACGTCCGCAGGACGAACCGCTCGACGCGCGGCGACCCCCCCACGTGACTCACGCGGTCCCG